GCAATAGTTCATTACTCCACGGTCGATATAGCCTGACCCCTCGTCAACCAGCACGCGTGCACTTGGAGACCCTCCACCGGGACTAGACCCCAGCACCGCGCCGTAAGCTGCGGTCGCTGGCAAGGCAGCCGCATCCGAATCGCCCATTTCCCGAGCGAGGAAGTAATAGGGAGTCTCCATGAACAGGCGATAGGGCACCGGCACCGGTACACCGACTGGGTCTACCCACTGGCTTGAGGTTGGGGGTGCATAGATCGACTCCGCCAAACTGAAGACATCTTCGACAACCGTGAGCTTCACGGTGTTGCCAGCGAAGTCACCCAGCTCAATGTCGACGACCCGCATCACTATTTGAGTGATTCCATAGCGGGGCCACACAAACTTGAAGACGTCTCCGACGTTGAGACCAGCCGCCGAGCGGTCAGCGTTGATAATCCCACTGGCAAGAGGAGTCGACAACGCCTTGAGGTCGCGCTGTGCCACCTGCGTCGCCAGCACCCCATTTGTGATTCCGGGATACTGGATAGTCGTGTTGATCGTGCACCCCTGCTGTGCAGCAAGAGCGATATCCTGAACGGTGACCGAATTATTCTTTCCCGTGGTTTCATCCCAGTACACGACCGTGACTGAATTGACCAGTTCACCAATTGTGCTACGGCGGAACTTGGAAACCGTGACTCCGGAGTTCTCATCGATTACCGGAATGGTGTCAATGTCATAATCACCGCGAGCCAGCTTGAGCCGGTACTTCCCTGTGCCGCGATCCACATAGAGCGAAGCATTCGCGTGTCGCAGAATGGTAATGATGAAATCGCCGATCGGCTGCGAGCGGTCCCACAAGATTGAGAGACCCATGCCCTCGGAGAAGAGCTGGTCAGCAGCCGCCATGAAGTAGACGTCATCCATATCCGATTCGGCTTGCCCCATGCCCCAGAGCTCATCTGTGAGGCACTCCCGAATGATATGAGCAGCGTTCAGGGTGTTGCCGATTGCTGCCTTGGCGTCATACCACTGAACGGCGCCATCGATTCGTTTGTGGATTCTTTGAAACCAGAATCCCCATCTCTTGATGTAAGGATTCATGCCGACGTAGCACTGCCGCAGAATGGCGCTCACCACCCCGCGATAGGCAGGGATGTCAGCTCCCAGCTTGGACACCAGGTAATCATTCTGGAGCTGGGTGGGGCCACCCATTGCGATATCCACAGTGCCGCTCACGCCACCCTCGCGCTCCTCGCCGCCGAACAGGTCAGGAGCATCGATTACAGCGGAGCCGTCGGAGATATCACCTTCCCACGCCTTTCGGTCGTCAACATCGATGCGAATGAGTTTATCGACCGGCCCGTGGCACGCGACCAAGTGAATGCCGAGATAATACTTGTATCCAACTGTTACACTAGCCACGCACTACCTCGCAGACGCTGATGGCCATCTGGTCGCCGGTCGCCTCGAGTTTGCTGGCGGGGATGCCGTGCTCGAGGAACGAATTGTAATCGAGTCCATACCGCTCGAAGAAAGCACGCACGCCGCGAGAGCAGTACCCAGCCGCTCGCGTGTCGCGTATGGTGACCATCACCTCACTTCTTTCCGCCACTCTTCTTCACCGGAACGGTTCTGAGGTCGCCATACCAAACCACGTTCGGTCCGTCAATTTTACGAGTCCCGAAGAGCACTGCAATCTCGCGACCCACCTCAGCAGTCGGAACGGTGAACTCACCTAGCCCAGCCGGTTTCTGAGTCTCCGGCTTCGGCATCATGGCATAACTCACAATCGCCGAAACGATGATGGCTCCTAGAAAGAACCACATTAGACTATCGAGCTCCCATCGAATGGGTTGCGTGTTGGAATGAACGGGAACGAGCCATTGTTGACCAGGTTATGGAACTTATTCTTGCACGTCGCAAGAGTGTGGTCGCAGCCGGGGTAGAGAATGATGTCGCTTCCAACATCCATGTCGAGCGGACGCGATAGCGTGATGAAGTCACCAACGTGGCTAGTGATGAATCGGGTGATTCCGTTCACAATCACCATGCCACCGGTAAAGAAGCCATCAGGCTTCGTCGATGCAGTGTCGACCGAGATGAGCTCACCATCAACGCTGGTTACAACCCCTTCAGTGCGGAATAGCTCACGATCAAGGTTGCATCCCTTCTGAAATAGCACGTGGCGGCAGTTCAGCTCAAACCTCGCACGCAACCCCGGACGGCGAATGGAGGTGTAAATAGACTCGCACTCGAGGTCGAGCTTGTTCTCGCTGGCCTCAGCTCCTACTACACGACCCTTCCAGTACACGATGAACTCGTCGTCTGGGTCGCTCAGGTGCCCGCGAAGAATTTGCAGTGTCGTCACCTCATCTGGGGCAACGCCAAGATACTGCGACGCAAACTCGTGGTCGCGTGGGAATGACAACGAGATCCCATTCTTAAACAGATCGTCGGTAACCTTGATTCGATCTCTCGTGATGGGAGCAGGAACGAACGTGTGCCCAGCGTATACAACGTCAAGCTCGCTGGTGTTAAAAAACCACCTCCCCTGCCCCCGGGTAAAGTCGTACAGCTCTACGAGGAGTCCATCTGATACCGACTGGTCAACCGTATTGTAAGTCATTCCTGAACCTCGATGACGACAGCTGAAGCACTCGCTCTCCCGGCTGGCCCATGCGATATCTCGATGCGGTCTGTATCGAAGCGCACATGGGCCATGAAGCACACAAGGTCAATATCAGCAAGTGCGAAGTCGACGCCAATAGCTGACTCAAGGTTCAGAACCTCATTGCCGTCAACATTGGTAGTCGCCGAAAGCACGCGAGCAAATATTTGTTGACCCGACAACAGCTGAACCATGATATCTTTGATGCCGTAGAACAGAGAATACCCGATGGGATGCACAATCAGATTTTGGTCCAGAGAGGTGACTGGCTGAACGACTTCCAGGTCTCGATTCCAACTCGGCAACCAGAACGCCTTCTGCTTTCCCCGGCGTGAGTGCAGCCACAGTCGCAGGTTCCACCTGGACGCTCGGTCCAGCGCGTCGAAGGCTGCAACTTGGGTCGAAAGCGGGAAGTCGCGCTTGGTGTGGACATCAACGACGCCAGAGCCATTGTCAAAGACGTCTATGGTCTGATAGATTCGCTCCTCTATGGTGCCAAGCAAAACCGTCCGATCAGTGAATACGTCCTTGCCGCGGTACACGGGATAACCGACTAAGGCACCCAAATCCTTGTTCTGGGTGACCGAGAAGGTGGCGCGCGATATCGCCTCGGCACGGGCAGCTCGCTCAAAGGCTATTCCGTTGTATGCCCTTGCGAAGCGTAGCGGCGCAACGAAGGCGTCACTAAGCGCCACCTCTGTTGGAATCTTAAGCTCTATGCTGCCGGGGGTGACAGTCAAACACTCAACAGCAAATGCCTTAGTGTCGGAGTCCCAGAGCATGATAATGTCATCGCTTCGATAGTCTTGCTTGGAGGTATCGAACAGCAAGTCAGTTGTGCCAGCCGGCAGAGGTCCCAGTCGTGTCGCCTCTGACCACACGGGGATACCATACACGCGGTGAGCCCACTTCGTCGCGATTGCTTTCGCGCGGCTGAATTGGGACTCGTTGAGGACAAAGCTGTAGGTGAACTCTTGACGGGGTGCAGCACGAAGCGCGATACGCTGCTCACCCACCATTGGCTGTATCAAGTCAGTAAGCCACTCGAGAACCTCTCCGTGTTCTGCCTCCGGCATAAAGGGCCAGACCACCACGCGCCGACCAGTAAAGGTCAGCCCGGGGTCCTCATCAGGAAAATGGAAAATGAACTCCGCGCCCAAGATGGGGGGTCCATCCACACCAATTGAAACTTGATACAGTTTTGAGGACATGCGCTGGAAGTTGAGTGGAGTGGCACCTGGTTCCAGCAAGGTCACGCCCTCTGAGTTTATCCGGTCAATTGACGACAGAAGCTCAGAGACCTTGTATGCGTTCCAGACTTCGAGGTCGACCAACTTGGATGAGAGGACGAACCCAAGCTCAGGCGACTCGTTCAGGACCAGATGAATCTTGTAGAAAAGTTCATGCCCACCCAGCTCCTCCTGAATCCCGTCGACAGGATACAGCTGACTTGAAACTTCAATGGTTTTCGTGTGGGCTATCGCTGACCCCATCAACGCCGCAACAATAGACGTTGACTCAATGTCAGGTCTGTCCTGCTCGTTAAGGTTGGGAGAAAGGTCAGGGCATGGAGCAACTCCGGTAAACGACTGGAGAACCCCTATGTGCGTCGTCATACAATCTTCTTGATAGCGTACGTCGGGAAGGCGACATACGTATCCGACCCAATGGTAAACTCCTCGCCAAAGGGAAATCCGCCGAGCTGATTATAGCATTGGAATGCGAGGGGAATCTTCCCAAGTGGTGAGTACAGCCCAGTAGTCCTCTCAATGGTCAGGAAGCACGGGAGCAGAACCAACCCAGACGAGATTGGATTAAATGACCTGACGGCGAGCATCCCAAGGTCCCAAGTCTCCGGGGTGTTCTGGTTGGGAGTGACTTGGCAGATGCACCCACGGATAAACCGGTCGGTCTTCTCGAATGTCGCGGTACTATTTGTGAGCCCCTGGAACTTGCCATTGATTCCATCGATGTCCACAAGGCAGAACAGCGTCGGCTCCGTCACAGAAAGGTTGAAGCCGGGAGGGCACGCATCGCTAACGGCACCCTGAGCATCGGTCCCGTTAGCGATGTTGAAGTTGGCTGCACCCTTGGTACCGGTGCACCACTGCCCTCCGGTCCATGCTCCGTACTTCTCAAGCGAGGTCCCGAAGCCGAGAAAGTTGTAGATTGTGCCGCTTCTCAGGACGACGACAAAAAAGTTGTCGTCTGTGGCGTCGCTGAAGAAGAAGTACGCAACAATAGCACCAGCCGAAAGGGGAAGAGCCACTCCCAGCTTGGTTGAAACGCTGACCGCTGTTACCGCACCCGGCTGCGCGTTCCAGTCAGACCCTGACGCGTACCCAGTGCAAGGGATGAGAGCGGGTCCGTACAGATTAGCACCAGAGGCAGGTGCGGCCCCGAACTCGTTATTAAACCAGCGAGTTGAAAAATAGCTCGTTCCCTTGTGGAACTGAAGTCTCTTCCCGGTGCCCTGGTTGTCAAACCGGTCAACGACCCATCCGCGATTGATTAGGAAGGTGTTGAGCTTTCCGGCAAGGTCGACTACGCCGGTCGCGGTTCCTGTTTCGTACGCCATTATGACAACTCGATTGCATAGTAGTCAGAACGCGTATTGCGAAACACGTTCTGAACGATGAGGTGATCGATTCCGCCAACCTGGACTCTATCCTCGGCTGCGAGCCCTTGACCGCTCACGGCGTACACTCCGCTGAACTCGCCGATAAGGCCGATGGCATCTGGCGGAGCGTTGTCGCTGGTGAACAGCACCACCGGGACAATAAAGGGCGACCCGTCAAGACATTGGTCAAGAGCGATACCCACCGCTGGTTTACTCGACCCCGGCCAGATGCCAGCACCTTGATGTGTGACCGCCGAAGGTCCCCACCCTGTTGTGGTGGAGATGTTACCGAACCCCCAGTTTCCGGGGCTGTACACCGAACCGTATCCCGAGGTAAAGCCACGCCACGTGCCTGATGGGAGCCTGAGCCGAGTCTGGAGTGACGAATCAAGGATGCCACCCTGCGTTAGAGAGCTGACTGGCTCCCACGGATGGCGGTGGTTCGTGTCAGGTGAACTCCACCGATAATCGATG